AACTATAAAGGATAAAGCTATGAAAAAAGACGTTAAAGAAGTTATACAAGGTGAAGAACCGCATTTAAATAATCTATTAACACAAGAAGATTTGTCATCATTTAAAGGTATGGTAGACGAGCTTAGAGACACTTGGACCAAGAAACAAATGTTTCGAACAGAAACAGAAGCAAGGTTTTCTGTATTACAAGATAATAGATATCCAACCAAAGCATCAAAATATTGGCAGTGTGTTAGAGAACAGTCATCATACTTAGATAACCTAATGACCTTATCGTTTGATTATAGAAGAAACGAAGCAAAGATTAAATGGTTAGAAGGTAAAGTTGAAAAAGAAGAAGATGAATATAAAAAAACTAAATATAAAATAGATTTAGACGAAGCTATATTTGGTAAAGCTTCTATGGAAAAAGTTGCTAAACATAGAATGAGAGAAATTAAAATGTGGTCTAAATTAAAAGGTGAATTTAATGATGGATCGTTTAATGACAAAGATGTTAATCAACATCAGTTAGAATCTTATGGTATGCAATATCACGAAAAAGCAAAAAGTTTAAATGCAAATTCTAGTGAAGCTGAGGTGTTTAATGTAATGGGACAACTACAATCATTACAAAGAATTAAAAAATCTGGTGAATTAGAAAGCAGTTACACAGAGAAAGAACAAATTGAACAACATGGAAAACCTAAAGTTTGATTTTATATTTTTAGGTCAATCTGTTTTAAAGTATCAAGTGCCTTTTGATATATTTATTACGATTAATCAAATATACGAACAAAATTTTAATAACCTTACACCTGCTAATAGTCAGTTAGTAGGTAAGATAAAAAATGAACACTCATTGTTTTATCAAGGGGTTGATCAAACAAAAATGAAAAATCATAATGTATTGCCTAAAAATGTTACAGATTATTTTATGACTGTGTTTAAACATTATTTAACATTTAATAAAATTAAAGATTACGACCTACATCTTAATTCTATTTGGGTTAACGAAATGAAACAACACGAATACAATCCAGCACATATTCATAGAGGTATGTTGTTTACAGGTCTATCAAGTGTAATGATTTTAAAATTGCCATCAACATATGGTAAAGAATACTCAGCAGGACACATAAAACAAAATGGTAGATTACAGATATTAGGTGCAGCTAATGGTCAGTTTGCAAAGATAGATTATCAACCACCGATGGACCTTAGAGATTTTTATATTTTTCCTTATGATATGAGACATACAGTATATCCATTTAATGGGACCACTGAGACTAGACGAACTCTTGCTGCAAACTGTGATGTACAGTTTGATCCAATAAAAAATAGAGGTGCATTATAATGGATAAACAATATTACATAGATAATCATATAGGTATATTTAAAAACTTTATGTCTAATGAATTGATAAATGATTACACAAACTATTTTAATAAATGTGAACAACAAGGTGCAGTGTATCCAAGACAAGTAGATGAAACGTTAATATCAGATCATGCAATCGATACTATAAGAGATACTAATGTTCCCATGACTTACAATAACAAACCTTTTATAGATATGTTTTTTAAAGATGTGTATCCTCTGTATGTTCAAAAATATTCATACTTAAAAAAGTTGGCTACACATAATATATTAGAAGTAAAGATACAAAAAACTAAAGTTGGAGAAGGTTATCATATGTGGCATTGTGAAAATGCTGAAATGAAAGCTAGAAATAGAATACTAGCTTTTAGTGTTTATCTTAATGATGTTGCAGAAGGTGGAGAGACAGAATTTTTATATCAAAAATGTAGGTTTAAACCTGAAAAAAATACACTATTAGTTTGGCCTTCACAATTTACACACGTTCATAGAGGCAATCCCCCTCTGTCGAATGACAAATATATAATAACGGGATGGGTAGAATACGGATATTAATATGATAACAGAACCACGTTGGAAATCTTACATAGTTGAGACAACACGACCAATCTTTACACCTGAACAATGTCAAATAATTATTAAAGCAGGTAGAAGCGAACCTAAAAACGATGGACATATTGGAGGTAATCAAGGAATTAAAGGTGGAGTCCATGATACTAAAACAAGAACTTCACATATAAGTTGGATACCATTTAAAAAAATGACAGATATGTATAAAGACATAGAAACAATTATGAAAACTACTAATGGTAATCATTTTGGTTTTGATGGAATGACAATTACAGAATATGCACAGTACACAGAATATCCAGAAGGAGGATTTTATGATTGGCATGTAGATAATGATGTAAACATGGCTAATGAACCACCGGTTCGAAAAATATCTATGACTTGTTTGTTATCTCCTGAGAATGAGTTTGAAGGTGGGGATTTAGAATTAATGTCTGAAGGTAAAGTTGCAAAAATAAAACAAGGACACGCAGTATTTTTTGCATCTTTTATAAGACACCGAGTGACACCCGTAATACGTGGTAATAGAAAATCTTTAGTTATGTGGTTTGGAGGCACACCATTTAAATAATGTATAGAGATTTACATTTTCCAACGCCTGTCTATATTGCAGATATAGAACACCCAACTCTTAATCAAGAATTAGAAAGAGATATTGTAGCTTGGTCTAAACAAGATAAAGGTATAGTTAGAACTAATGTACAGGGTTGGCATTCAACTACTAATATGGCAGAGTTACCACAATTTAAAAAACTGGTTGATATGTTATATGCGTGTCAAAAAACAATATACGAACAAGAACATTATGAAAGTGAACCAGTATTAGGTAATATGTGGGCTAATATAAATCCACCAGGTGGAATGAACAGAGCACATCAACATCCTAATTCGTTATGGTCAGGTGTATATTATATTAAAGCACTTAAAAATTCAGGAAATTTAAAAATAGATGATCCAAGATCAGTTGCTTGTATGTCTAGACCAAGACAAAAAGATGGAGAAAAACCTGCACGATTATTTAGAGAAACACATTATGAGCCAATTGCTGGAAGATGTATTATGTTTCCCTCTTGGTTAATGCATTGTGTTGACCCTAATAATTCTAATGATATAAGAATATCAGTGTCTTTTAATTTTTTACAAAAGTGTATGATGGTATGAGTTTTAAAGATAAAAAATATCAAGTAATAAAAAACGCTGTATCATACGATTTAGCTAATTTTATATTAAACTATTTTTTACTTAAACGAGATACAGCAAGTTATATGTATCAACATAACATACACTCACAGTCCCCAATACTTGGAACATGGACCGATAAACAAATACCTAATACTTATTCATGTTATGCTGATTTTGCTATGGAAACTCTTATGGTTAAAATGTTACCAGTAATGAAAGAACATACTGGATTAGATTTAATACCAACATACTCTTATGCTAGAGCTTATAAAAAAGGAGATTGTTTACACCGACATAAAGATAGACCTAGTTGTGAGATATCTACAACAGTTAATTTAGGAGGAGACCCTTGGCCTATATTTATAGATGGTACAGGTGCTAATAATGTTATTAACGAAAGACAAAATGTTGTAAAACCCAATGCTCCTGCAGGCACAAAAGTCTTGCTTGAAGTAGGGGACATGCTAGTATATAGTGGCTGTGAACTTGAACATTGGCGAGAGCCTTTTGACGGGAACATTTGCGGTCAAGTATTTCTACATTATAATCATGTGAATGGCCCATTTGCTGATAAAAATAGATTTGACGGAAGACCTATGTTGGGTCTACCATCATTTGTAAAATAGTATTATAATGAGGTTATATGTTACAAAAATTAGGATTTGTACCTGGGTTTAATAAACAAGTCACAGAGACCGGGGCCGAGGGACAATGGTTTGATGGCGACAATGTTAGGTTTAGATACGGCACTCCAGAAAAAATTGGTGGTTGGACACAGCTAGGAGCAGATAAACTAACAGGTGCAGCTAGAGCTATTCATCAATGGGATGATAACGCTGGTATTAAATACTCAGCAATAGGAACTAATAGAATTTTATATGTGTACTCAGGGGGTACGTATTATGACATACACCCTATAAGAGCTACACTTACAGGTGCTAATTTTACAAGCACATCAGATCAAAATATAATTACAATTACATGTACAGGCGCACATGGATTGGCAGAAAAAGATATTGTAATGTTAGACAGTGTAACTATTCCTGCATCATCAAGTTTTGATGCTACGGATTTTGAAGATAAAAAATTTATGGTAACTGCCATACCTACAACTACAACTTTTACTATTACAATGGGGTCTACAGAAACTGGCACGCCAATGAGCGCAACAGGATCTACGTCTGTTTTATGTTACTACCACGTAGGACCAGCACAACAACTCGGAGGTTTTGGTTGGGGTACAGGTCTATACGGTGGAACAGCTTTAGGAGCAGCTACAACTACATTGTCAACTGCTATAACAGATTTAGTAACAACAGATATTGTGTTAGCAAACACTGCAGCTTTTCCATCATCAGGAGAAATTAGAATTGGTACAGAAGATATAAGTTTTACAAGTAACAATACCTCTACAAATACTTTAAGCGGAGGAGCAAGAGGAGTTAACGGAACAACAAAAGCAACACATAGTGGTGGAGCAAGTGTTTTAAACATATCAGATTATGTTGCATGGGGTGACCCGTCTAACGCTGACTTTACAATTGATCCTGGAATGTGGGTATTAGATAACTATGGAACAAAATTAATTGCACTTATTTATAATGGTCAATGTTTTGAATGGGATGCTTCTGCTGGAAATGCTACATCTACTAGAGCAACACTATTAGCTAATGCACCAACAGCGTCACGTCATGTATTGGTATCTACACCGGATAGACACTTAGTATTTTTTGGTACAGAAACTACAGTAGGTAATACTGCTACTCAAGACGACATGTTTATAAGATTTTCATCTCAAGAAAGTATTGATGAAACAGATTCTTACACAGTCAAAGCAAACAATACTGCAGGCACACAAAGACTTGCAGATGGTTCTAAAATTATGGGAGCTATTAAAGGTAGAGATGCAATTTATGTATGGACCGACACAGCATTATTTCTTATGAAGTTTGTAGGCCAACCATTTACATTCTCATTTGAACAAGTAGGAACTAACTGTGGATTGTTTGGTAAGAATGCATGTATAGAAGTTGATGGTTCTGCTTATTGGATGTCCGAGAATGGATTTTTTACTTACGATGGTCAATTAAAATCTATGCCATGTCTTGTTGAAGATCATGTTTACGATGATATTAATGCTGTATCTAGAGACCTTATTAATGCAGGTTTAAATAATTTGTTTGGTGAAATAACTTGGTTCTATTGTACATCTGCATCGGATTCTGTTAACAGAATGGTTACTTATAATTACTTAGACTCTAGTGCTAAACGCCCTATATGGACGACAGGTACTTTACCTCGAACAGCTTGGAAAGACTCGGCAGTATTTGATAAACCTCATGCAACCTTTTATGATTCAACAGATAATGCAGCTAGCGATTGCACTGGAAATACTGATGGTATTACTATATACTATGAACACGAAACAGGGACCGATCAGATTAATGCTGGTGGTGTAACAACTGCTATTATAGGCACAATTACTTCTGGTGATTTTGACATTACACAGAAACGAGCTTCTACTGGAGCTGTTGTGGGGATGCCAGATATTAGAGGTGATGGTGAATTCATTATGAGAATACAAAGATTTATACCAGATTTTATTTCACAGACAGGTAATACTAGAGTTAGTTTTGTAACAAGAAACTATCCTAATAGTTCTGCAACTACTACAAACTTTGACGTAAGTTCTACTACAACTAAAAAAGACACACGACTTAGAGCCAGATCTATTGCTATTAAAGTTGCTAATACTACAACTAATGAAGATTGGAAACTCGGTACATTTAGACTAGACATTGCACCGGGAGGTAGAAGATAATGGTAGCTTTTTATAATCCTGGAGATCAAGAACTTTACAAACAATTTCAATATCTTCCTCAAGAACAATTTAGATTAGGTCTTAACTTACCAAAAAATACAGAAGCAGAAGCTGTTAATACTACATTTGGTATACCGGCAACTAACGCTTTTACTGGAAGTGGGAACAAAAATTATTTTACTGGTTCTACTGATCAATTAATAAATAATTTTAACGCTGCTAATCAACAAGGTTATTTTAATAGTTTACCTACACCTAATGTAGACTCTTTAGATCAATCTATGAGAGATAAAACTTTTATGGGTATGAGAAGTTATAATGAAAATCAAGATGTAAATCCTGTAGACGCTGGAGAATATTTAGCAGCTAATCAAGATATACCTACAAGATTTGATCCAACAATAGCCGGAAAAGTACAAGAAACTTTAGATAAAAGTAAAGATTTAATTGGAAAAGGTATTGCCGCTTTTGGAGGTTTTGGACCAGTTTCTTTTATTGCTAGCAAGTTAGATAGATTTAATACTTTACCAGCAATGGATAGAGAATATATAAATCAAAGTAAATATTATACAGGCCCAACTGTATTTGGAGAAAACAATTCAGGCCTTGCTAAAGATCCTTTTGGTATTAATGTAAGATCAATGTTTGGAAATTACGGTGCATACGTAGATAAAACAGCAGAAGAACTAGAAGAAAAAAATAAAATAAAAGCTTTGACAGGATTACAATTAAAAAAATTAAATTTTTACAGAGCAGAAAAAGAAAAAAGAGCTAGAGATTTAAAAATAGCACAATCAGAAGCAGCAGCTATGAATGATAAAGCACAAAATCAAAATTTTCAACAAGCAGTTGCACAAGGGAGAGAGTTTTATGATCAATTTGGTAAAGGTGGTGAAGGGGCAAGTCAAACAAGAGAACAAGCCGGACCAGGATTTAGTGGTTCAGGTACCGCAGCCGAAATGGGTTCTTTTAGATATGGGGGATTAGCAAATATTTTATAATGGCAAAGATAGTAGAATCATTAACTAGAGCAGAACCAGAATACAGTCAAAGAAATATACAATCTTTGGTCAGGGATCTTGACTCAGTAATTACAAAATTAAATAGTACGTTTCAAGACGAAGTAAAACAGGAGATAGAAGCTAAGAGTTTCTTTCTAGAATAATGGCAGTAGTAAACCAATATAAATTTTACGGTAAAACAACGACAGCTGCAGAGACTGTAAACATGTTATCACCAGCTGTTAACGAAACTTATATTGTTAAATCATTAAGAGTTACAAACAAATCAGGTTCTAATACACCCACTGTAACTATTAAAAATAATGCATTTGAGATAGTAAATACACAAACACTAGTAGCTGCTACAAGTGTAGAAATATTAACTTTACCTTTAATTGTAGAAGGTGGGACTGTATTATCTTACACCACAGCTGGCACCGTATCAGATGGTGTAGTATTTGGTATTAGTTATCTTAATATATTAAAGGAGAAAATAGACTAATGGAAATAAAACAAGCAAAAGTAGAGACTACTTATAGACATAAAAAAACTGGTGAGGTTTTTAAGGAAAGAAAAGACTGGGAAAGCAAAGGTTTTAAGAACGAAGACATGGCACAAGACGTAAAAGTTATAATGCCTCCTCTTGATTTGTTCTCAAAAACCAAGTAAACATAGGAATTAAGGTAAAATTATGGCAATATCTAGAATGCAAGAACCCAGACAACTCTATGGATTAGGAAGCTTAGTTAAAAAAGCTGTTCGTGGTGTTAAAAAAATTGTTAAAAGTCCAATAGGTAAAGCTGCTTTAATAGGCGGTCTTGGTTATGGACTAGGTGGTGCAAAATTTTTAGGTGGTTCTGGTATTTTTTCTGGAGGCCAAGGTATGAGTCGTTTTGGAAATCTTTTAAATTTAGTTAAAGCTAAAGGAACAGCTTCTGGTAAGCCAGGATTATTTAGTAGTTTATTTTATAACCCTAAAGGTGAATTTAGTTTAGGTAGAACAGCATTAACAGGTCTGGCCGGCACAGCTTTAGCAGCTCCATTCTTAATGGGTGATGACGAAGAAGAAGAATTTGAAGATGTCATAGATGTAGGCGGTATTAGACAAAGTGCCCAAGATTATTATAGAGGTCTTGGTGGAGAAAATTTAGCATTTATGCCACAAAAACAATTTGTACAACCTAACTTTTATGCAGCAGCTGGTGGTAGAGCTATGTTAAGTATAGGTGGTGAACCAGGTAATGCACAAGCAGAACAAATGTTAATGGCAGAATTTGTTAAATACAAAAACAAAGGTGGCACATTATCTTTTGAGCAATTTGTAAAAGCAGTAATGCAACAGCAACAAGCACCTGAAGGTGCAGGCATGGAACAACCAGAACCTGTTATGATGGCAGCTAATGGAGGACCTGTACCAGATTCAACAGTTGCAGGATACACTACACCAGCAGGTTATAATAAATTTGATTACAGATCAGGCGGAGTGCCTGTAAGAGTAGGAGCACAAGAAGGTGGAATTATGGAAACAGAAGCTTCTGAAATGATTGACATGGGTGGTATGGAAAAAGATTTTAGAAACGAAGGTGGTTTTGTAGCAATGGGTGGCAAAGAAAGAGCTGACGATGTACCTGCTAGACTATCAAAAAATGAGTTTGTATTTACAGCAGATGCTGTTAGAAATGCAGGAGGCGGCGATATAGATAAAGGCGCTGAAGTTATGGAGAATTTAATGAATAACTTAGAACAAGGTGGCGAAGTTTCTGAGGATTCACAAGGATTAGAAGGTGCGCAAGCAATGTATGATCAACAACAAATGTTACAATCGAGGGTAATATAATGGCAATAGCAGATTTTTTAGAACCAGCAGTAAAAGATTACGCAACACAAGCAACGGCTACTTATTCTGCACCTATAAATACTTCAACATTTATGGGGACTGGTACAGGACAAAACCCTTTTGTAGCACAAGAAGACCAATTACAAACACAAGCAATTAATCTTGCTCAACAAGGTGTAGGATCTTACCAACCATTTTTAGATGCAGCTAAATCTGCTCAAGCAGATGCAACTAAAACAATTGGTGGACTTGGTGCATTAACAGGAGCAGATGCTTACAAAGATTTTATGTCTCCGTATCAACAACAAGTTATTGATACATCAATGAAAGCTTTTCAAGATTCAAGAACAGGTAATAGACAAGCCATTCAAGATGCAGCTGTAGGTTCAGGTAATTTTGGTGGTGGTAGAGAAGGAGCAATGTTAGGACAATACGATGCTGATACAACAGCAGGCGAAGCAGCATTACGAGCACAATTAGACGCACAAAATTTTGCACAAGCAAATCAATTAGCTCAACAAAACTTTATGAACCAAGGTGCAATAGCTGGACTACAATCAGGTTTAGCTAACCAACAATTTGGTTTATCTAATTTTCAAAGAGGATCTATGGGTCAAGATGTTTCTGCATTAGGATCTCTTGGTGCATTACGACAAGGTATGGATCAAGCTAATCTATCAGCTAATCAACAAGCTTTACAAACTGCAGCTTACGAACCTTACGGAAGACTTTCACAATACGGTAACACATTAACTGGTTTAGCAGGTGGTGTAGCAGGACAACAGTATGCACAACCAGCACCTGCAAGTCCTTTCTCAACTGCCTTATCTACAGCGTTAGGTGTTGGTGGATTGTACGGAAAAATATTTGGGTAATTAATTATGAGACCATTAAATAGACCAATGTTTAGATACGGCGGCCCTATTAAAGAGGGTGTTATGTCAGGCATCAGGGAACCTAAAAAAGATGGTGGCCCTGCAGGCATGGGATTAGTAGGTGATCAAAGATATCCTAAAACAGATGGTAGAGAACATCACGCTTTCTTTTTAGCAGCTCCAGCAGCATATACAGCAGGTAGAATGGCTCTTATGAGAGCAGCTCCAGTAGCAGCACGATATGCAAAACAAGGATTAGGAGCTATAAGAAATATGTTTGCTAAACCAGTAGGAGTTCAAGGACCAACTGGAACAGTTACTCAAGGTGGATTAAATGTTGCACGTACTAAAGGAAGAATACCAGGTGCAAGTGGCAGCTATTCACCAATAAATATTACAAGAAGTCCATCAACTGTAACAGGATCAGGAGCACCAATGACACAAACAGGTTTAGTACCTACTCGTTTTGGTAGTTATTTAGAAGGAACAGCTTCAGGTCAATTAGCTAAAGGATTATACAAAGGAGCAACATCTGCAAAAGCAGCAGGTATTACACAAAAAGTAGGTAAAGGAGTTTGGAAAGTTGCAAAAGATCCTATAACAATAGCTTCTGCTGCATATTATTTCTATCCAGATGGTACACCAAAAGCAGAAGAAGAACTAGAAATGCAAGGTCCACCACCTCCAGGCGGTTTAAATAAACTATTAAACGATACTGATCAAAAAGGTGCTCCAGGTAGTGGTGCAGAACTAAGTCCAAAAGAAAGACGTGCGAGTCAAGTAGAAAAATACAGGGACATTATGGATATTAAAGGTATGAATAAAGAAGCTGCTTACGACTCATTAATTGCAGCTAGTCAAGCTGTTAACCAAGCAGGTGGGGATTTAAAAGGATCTATTAAAGATGGTAGTTTAATTAATCAAATTATACAATCAACTAGTAAAGCATTTGATAAACCTAAGAAAACTAAAGACGCTATTGATACTCTTATACTTAAAGGTGAGATTGAAAAAGATATTAAAGCTTCTGATCCGAGTGCTAAACTTCTTAACCAGTACAGATTAAAACAAATGGAAAAAATAGATAAAGATTTAAACACAGGTTTTGCAGAAGCTAAAATAGCAGCTTCTAAAAATTTATCTGGTCAAGCAGCAATTGATGCTGCAGCGTCTGTTGCATCAGATAATTACAAAGGAAATATTATTACAAAATCACAATTAACAGATGTAATGGAAGCGGCTAAAGGTTCTGGAGAAATATCAGAGCAAGATATAATTATTTCTGCAACTCAAGAAGTTATAAAAGGTAAAAATTTACCTGACGGTGATTACACTGTAGGTGATGTTTTAGTTACAATTAAGGACAACCAAGTAGTACCCGGATCTATTAAGAGGTAACACATGGCCTCAAATTTTGATTATTCAGCTTATTTTAACACAGCAGATAAGGCTAGCAAGGTAGGTACAATTGAATCTATGCTATCAGGTGTAGCATCTGGTTTAATTGCAATACCAAAAGGTTTCTTTTCTTTAGGTGCAAGTCTAATGGACCTCGGTGTTAACAGTGGTAAAGCTGCTGCAGTAGAACAATGGTTTGATGACCTTACAGAATTTGATGAGAAAGCAGAAGCAACAGCTGCTGGTAAAATTACAGAAGCATTAGTTAACATAGGTATACCTGGTGGACTAGCATTTAAATCCGCTAGCGGTATGGCAAAGACTGCAATGCTTGCAGGTAAAAATAATAAGTACGTTAGATTAAATAATAAAAAATTAGTTGATGCAGCTGATGAAGCATTAGAACTTACAGCCAAAGGTAAAGGTAGACAATTTATTGCTGGCGCAATTGGTGGTGGTATTGCAGAAGGTGTGTTTGTAGGTGATGCAGAAGCTATTGGTACGTTCGGAGATCTGTTAGGTGGTCCAACTAAAATAGATAGAAGTGATACGGACCCAGATGCAACAAGAGAAATATTAAACAGAATTAAATTTGGTACAGAAGGTGCATTATTTACAGGTATCCTTAGTGGTGCAGGTACAGTTATTAAAAAAATAACAAACAGGAATAAGGGATTAGACACAGCTAACTCTCAGTTAGATAGATGGATTGATACTGTTGCATCAAAATTTAGAGCACGTAGTGGTAAGACACAAGAATTTTTTGATGTAGAAAGACAATCTATTGGTGCGCAAGCAGCTGATGCAAACGTTGCAAGAAACTTTTCTAGAGATCTTGATGTTGATATAGATAGATTATTTCCACCAATGCGTACTGTATTTAATAAACAATCTGCAAAAGAAAGAACAAAATTTTTAGGTGATGTAAACGATGCGTTATTATCAGGAGAAGCAAGACTTGGTGACGATGGTGTTGCAGCATTTGGTGATATGGACACTGCAATGGTACAAAAAGTAAAAGATCAAATAAGAAAATTTGCACCTACCGCAGACAAAGCAAAAGAATTAGAAATTTCTATTCTTGGTGGACTGTCAAATATGAGAACAGCTTGGTCTAAATTATTTTCTAAACTAGGTGGGACCTTAGATGCTGCGGATATACAATCTTTTAAACAATTGTTTGGTGGTAAATTTAAAAACTACCTTGGTTCTACATATGATATCTTTCAAGACAAAAGTATTTTACCATGGTTAAGATATAAACCTGCAGCTGAAGCTGTAGAAAATGCTAAAACATTATTTAAATCTAGTGCAAAAGAAGCAGGTAAAGATCTTACAGATTTAGAAGCAGAACAAATTGTTAACAATGTATTAAAAACTTCAGGATTACCTAAAGGTTTAAGAATGGACAAACCTTCTGATGCATTATTTAATATACCAGATTTTTTTGTAAACAGAACTGCATTAGATGATGCAGTTAAACGTGGTGGTATTGCTAGAATATCAATTAAAGATTTAGAATCTGCTGCAGATAGAAAAGTAATTGATGATTTATTTGGTAAACAAAAAAATCCTATGCAAACAATGATAGGTGGTATGGCTAAATTATCTTTAATTACAAGACGTAATTTATTTTATGATGATCTTTTAAAAAAGAATGATGAAGTAGTTGCTAATTGGACAGCTGCCGCTGACAAACGAGCTGTATCGCAACCCATGTTTGCTAGATCAGAGCAAGAAGCTAGAGCATTTTTTGGTGATGACTATAGAAGAATACAACCTATTGATCCTGCGCAAACTTTAAACGTAAACATTGCATCAGGTTCAAGTAATCCTTTTGGTGACGTTGCTAAACCATTTTTTGCAAGACCAGGTATTGCAGATGCTATGGAACAAACTTCGTTAACTACACAAGGTTCAGGTATACTTGGTAGAATATATGAAAGTTTAGTATTGTATCCTAAAGCTACATCACAGATAGCTAAAACAATTTTATCACCAGTAACACACTTACGTAACTTTGTAAGTGCTGGAGCTTTTGCTGCAGCAAATGGGATCTTACCAGCCGCAGACTTAGGTGCAATCAAACAAGCATACCAAGCATTACAGACACCATTAAAAGGCACAAGACAACAAAATGATTTGTATCAAGAATTGTTAGAATTAGGTGTTGTAAACTCTAACGTAAGACTTGGAGATCTATCTAGACTATTAAAAGATGTAAACTTTGGTGAGACTATGACATCTGACAAAGGTATGAGAATGTTATTAAAACCATTATCAAAATTAAAATCTGTATCACAAGATTTGTACACGGCTGAAGATGACTTTTGGAAAATATATTCTTGGGCTATAGAAAAATCTAGATTAGAAAAAGCATATGAAAAAGTTGGGTTAGTTAGAGGACAATCTTTTAAACGTAATGGTGTTGATGTTAGATTAGATGAACAATTTTTTAAACAAGAAGCAGCTGACATTGTAAGAAATAATATACCTAACTATGATTATGTATCTGATTTTGTAAAAGGTTTAAGAAAATTACCTATTGGTAACTTCGTATCTTTTCCAGCAGAAATAGCTAGAACAGGTACAAATATTGTAAGAAGAGCATTAAGAGAAATAAATGAATCAGTAACTTTAGCTGATGGTACAGTTGTAAAACCTATGCAGGGTATTGGGTATACTAGATTAATGGGCTTTACGACTACAGTTGCAGCTATACCAGTGGCTACAACAGCAGCATTTCAAGCCCTATACGACGTCACAGACGAGGAAAAAGAGGCTATCCGTAGGTTTGCAGCCCAATGGTCAAAAAACTCTACATTACTGCCTATTAAACAAGAAGATGGTAGTTTTAAATACATAGATTTTAGTCACGCTAATGCATACGACACATTAATTAGACCATTACAATCAATAGTTAACGCTGTTCAAGATGGTAGAACAGATGAAAATGGTATGATGGATGACTTTGCAAAGGGTTTATTTACAGCTATGTCAGAATTTGGTCAGCCGTTTATATCAGAATCTATTTGGACAGAAGCTGCATTAGATATTATAGCTAGAGGTGGTAGAACAAGAGAAGGTTTCCAAGTTTACAGTCCAGAAGATACAGCAGGAGATCGTAATAGTAAAATATTTGCACACTTAGTTAGAGCGCAAATGCCTTTTTCTGTCGATCAATTAAAAAGATTAGACAGATCCATAGAGTCTGTTGATGTAATTACAAAAGGTAAGTTTGATGAATATGGTCAAGAGTTTGAATTTGGTGATGAGTTTCAAGGATTATTTGGTTTTAGATCTGTAAAAGTAAATCCAGAAAGAGCAATGAATTTTAAAGTTGCGGACTTTCAAAAAGGTGTGAGGGATTCAAGATCATTATTTACTAGAGTTGCGTTAAAAGGTGGACCAGTTGAACCTAAAGAAATTGTAGATGCATACATAAATGCTAACCGTGCATTGTTTGATGTAAAAAAAAATTTAAAAGGTGACATGGATGCAGCAAGATTATTAAATATTTCTGAAGAGGGTTTTTATGGAGCATTAGATAGAATTTCTAATCAAGAAATAAACTCAATTGAACAAAATATTTACCGACCTTATAGAATATCAAAAGAAGTTAGAGATGCGTTTGAACAAAACGCTTCAAAAATTGGTATTGCAAATCCATTTGATGAAGCTGCAGATGTAATTTCAGAATTAGAAGGTGAGTTTGCAAATTTAAGTTTAGATTTAGCTGAGTTTCCTGTGTTTGCAAATCCATTAGAAACTATTATGCAAGACACACCACTAGGTCCTACAACACTTAATTTACCTAGCATTGACGCTAATACTGTGTCAGCTCAAGTGCAAGGCGGTAATTTTAATAACTTGACAACAGAACAAAAATTATCAATACTATTTCCACAAGGATAACATGGCTAAAAATGCATTACAAAAAATAGAAGACCACGAAAAGCTTTGTCGTATTATGCAGAAGCAAACGCATGACAAGATACACAAGCTTGAGCGTCAAATTAACCGCGTAGAAAGCATCTTATTAGTGTCTACTGGAGCGTTGATCTCAGGTATGGCC